ACTAGGGTAATTATAGATGAAGTAATTTATGACCCTAATCCAGATAAGTCCAAAATGGTTATGAAAATGGCATTTGGAACAGCAAGATTTGCTAGTGGAGTTACTGGAGCAATAAATAAAAACAATATAGATATTAGTACACCAACTGCTCAAATAGCAATTCGTGGAACTAACTTTACTACTACTATTGACGAGTTAGGAAGAAGTTTGGTAATACTATTACCTAATGAGTTTGGCGACCCATCAGGAACAATTATAGTAAGTAATCAAGCAGGAGAAGTCACATTAGATCAAGCATATGCAGCGACTATGGTATCTTCACTTGATAGCAGACCAACACAGTCAGTAACAATAAATAATATTACACCAGGTATAATTGATAATATGTTTATTGTAAATCCTCCAAAAGAGGTAAGACAGGAAATAGAAGAAAGTATACAAGAAAACGAAGATTCAGGACTATTAGATGTAGACTTTCTAGAGTTTAATGAATTAGAGAGTGACGCACTAAAAGATACACAAGTAGATTTAGAGTTCACAGAATTAGACATTGATTTTTTAGAGGGAGATTTTTTAAGAGACTTACTAGATGTCATAGAAGCATTGGAAAAAACAACAGTTAAGTTAGCAGATAGACAAGCACAAGGTAGTAGCGAGTTTTCATTAACAGGAGCAACTGTAGGTAAGAATACGGACAGTCAATATAATATATTTATGGAAGACGATGGAATAGTTTTCTATAGAGACGTACAAGGAGTAATCAGAATAAAAGTTAGACTTGGCAGCAGTGTTAAGTTAGACACAATTGTAGAAGGTTACGAAGGTATTATTGACTTGGACGGAGGAGAAGACTCATTAATCGTAATTACGCAAGAATGATATACTATAAGTATGCATTCCCATTATACAAAAAAGGACTATTTATAGATATTTACATATGATAGAAATAACAAATGAAGCATATACTAAACTCATACAGAAAGCGAGCGCAGAGGACAACTTTGTACTTAGACTCGGTATTACTGGGGGTGGTTGTGGCGGTATGGAGTATCGTTTTGCTTATAATACTGAGAATTATCCAAGTGATATTATCTTGGACTGGGGTCGTATAAAGTTTAGAGTAGACCCTGAATCAGAGCCATATATAAAAGGAATGACTCTTGATTGGAAAAAAGAAGGATTAAATGAACAGTTTGTTTTTATTAATCCAAATGAAACATATAGATGCGGCTGTGGAGTCAGCGTAGGATTTTAAGTGAAAAAAGAAAAAATATTACAAGTAGTAAACTTATCGCCCAGTGAAAGCTGGATTGAAAAGATTGTAGAGGTACACCCAATGAAACAGGTGGCTGTAATGTCAGTAGTCCAAGTAGCAGTATTTGGTTTTATGATGTTATCGTTTTGGTTAATAGGATTATTTATATGAGCAAAAAAGAATATGAAGACTTTGAAGATCAGTGCAAAGAAATATATGGAGATAGTATGCCAGACGAAAAAGATTTAGAAGAGATAGTTGATAGAGAACTTAAAAAGCTAAATAAAGACTTTCCTAAAACTTTACAAAGTTTAGGAGAGATGAGTATTCTTGTATTTGTATTTTTCTTCTCTATACTAGCACTAACACCAACAGCTACTGCAGACGATAATCATGTACATATTGAACAATTAGATGGTGGGGATAATTTATCCATTGCTGTAGACCAAATTGGTTATGACAATTTAGCTAAATTTACTCTATCTCATGCAAACAATACTGTAAATATAGAACAAATAGGTAGCGGTAATACCGTTTCTTGGGTTTCATATTGGGGATCTGGCAAAGGCTGGGGAGGAGATCTCGACGGCACGAATAACACTTTAAACATCGAACAAGTTGGAGGTTCGACTGTAGGTTTTCATATTCTCGGCAATCACAACGAACTTGATATTTCTCAAAATGGTACTCACTTAAATAATGTTGATATTCATGTAGATTATACCGACCACAATGTCACACAGACAGGAACAGGAAGTCATACAGCTACTACTTATTATTATCAAGCAAATTATTCAGAAGGAAACTTTACACAGTCAGGTTCTGCAAATCATACAGCGACAGTGACGCTACAAGGCACTCAACCTACTACAATCAATTTACAACAATTAGGAAGTACAAATCAGACATATAGTTTGACACAAAACTGTTATACTTCAGGAGGTTGCACAGTTAGTGTAACTCAAGGAAATTAAAATGCCTAAAAAAAGAGACCCAAGACTAAAAAGAGCAGGAGTAAGAGGATTTAACAAACCAAAGAGAACTCCTGGACACAGAACAAAATCACACATAGTTGTTGCCAAAGTAGGCAGCAAAATCAAAACAATACGTTTCGGCCAGCAGGGAGCTAAGACGGCAGGGAAGCCCAAGGCCGGTGAGTCTACTCGTATGAAAAAGAAAAGAGCTTCTTTCAAAGCAAGACACCGTAGGAATATAGCAAAAGGTAAGATGTCCGCAGCTTACTGGGCAAATAAAGTAAAATGGTAAGAACACTAGTTTTTCTAGGGTTGTTTATATCTTTCCCAGCTTTTGCACTGGATTATAAACTTCCCGATACCCCATTTAACTTTGAGCAAATCAAAGCAGACAACTTGCTAATAGAACAATATAAAGAAAGTCAAAAAATAACTTTCAAACAAAAAGATAATAAACTTATTTATGAATGGGTTCTTTGGAACGTAGCTGATGTATATACTACAAATAGAGCTATTAGTGGAGGGTACGCAAAAGAGGCGAACCCCTTCCTGCCAGACTACCCTTCATTAGAAAGACTCGTAGCCCAAAAACTAGTCGTTAATTATGTACTATACCAGATGGACTTCTTTGAGTCCCCTCGTCTGGTTAGAACTAGTAATGTAATTGGTTGGCTCGCAGTAACAAACAATAACTGGATAATTATAAATAATGAATAAACTAATTTCTTTAGTACTTATAATGGGACTCTTTATCTGGAATCCCTATCCCTTTAAAATACTAGAACTTCAAACATTCGATTGGCTTATGAAAACACAGCCCGAAGTTCAAAATCAAAACATAGTCCTCGTAGATTTAGATGAAGAAATCGTTGAGGCATACGGAGGTTACCCACTTCCTAGAACACTTTTTTCAGACATGATAAATAAAACCACTGGTATACCAGGGTTTACAATACTCATGCCCGACCCAGACTTGCGAAATAAAACAAATGATGTCATACTGGCAGAAACTTTATCCGCGAGACCAACAGTGTTAGCTTTTGCAGCATCAACACAAGCAACAGAGCTAGGGCCTCATGTAGGTACTGCTCAAATAGGAGGTGATCCCACAAAATGGACGATAAATTATCCTGGAATCTTGAGACAGACTACGATATTGTCAGTAAGCGCAGAAGGCAAAGGTATCGTAAACTCAAGGAGCGAGCTAGACGGCGTCGTAAGGCGAGTTCCTCTCGTCGTAGGTAGTGAAGGCGAGGTATATCCAAGTTTTGCACTAGAAATGTTACGACTTGGAACAGGAGATATAAGCTATCAAATAAAGACTGGTGAGTACGGGGTAGAGTGGGTCAGAGTACCTGCATACAATAAAATGAATACTGATGCAAATGGGAATATTTGGCTAAACACCAATATAAAGTTCTATAGGCAGACAGCTTCAGAATTTATGAAAAGCCCTATGCAAGCACCATTTATTATTTTCGGAGTTACTGCAGAAGGGGTGGTTAATCCAGTTCCTACAGCTTCGGGTGCTAAATATCCTCATGAAATACAGGCAAATATATTACATAATTTAATTGAAGGAAAAGCTCCTTCAATTCCCAACTGGAGCGCAGGAGCAGAGCTAGGAGCTGCAGTCTTAGCTTTGCTTCTCCTTCTTCTTACTGTAAGTAGAGTCTATTTAAGCCTACCCACTTTACTTTTAGTAGTAGGAGGTTCTTGTTATGCAACATGGTATGCGTTTCAATCTTCCTATTTATTTGACGTTTCTGGAATCATAATCATCTCCGTTCTTTTTTGGAGTATCGAAAGTTTCAGGAATTTTATGAAGACCTATTTCGAGAAAATGGAAATTAAACGACAATTCGGGACGTATGTTAGTCCCGCCTTGGTAAAAAAATTACAAAAAGACCCAACGTTACTGAGATTGGGTGGGTCGACCAAACGTATGACTTTTCTTTTTTCTGATATTCGAGGATTCACACCAATTTCAGAAAAATATCAAAAGGATCCTCAGGGATTGACTGCTCTCATTAATAGATTTTTAGACAACCAAACTGAGATTATTCTCAAACATGGTGGAACAATTGACAAATATATGGGCGATTGTATAATGGCATTTTGGGGAGCGCCACTTGATGACGAAGATCAAGTTGCAAATGCCACAAAGGCTGTCTTAGAAATGAGACTAGCACTAGGAGAATTAAATGAAAGACTCAGAGAAGAAGGCTTGGATCAAATTAATACAGGAGCGGGAATCAACACAGGTCTCTGCGTGGTCGGGAACTTCGGTTCCAGTACTCGTTTTGATTATAGTGTACTTGGCGATGCTGTCAATCTTGCAGCAAGGTTAGAATCTAGTTGTAAAGAGTATGACACGGATCTTATCATATCTGAACATAGTATGGTAGACGGATATGATTATAAATTTTTAGACGAAGTTACGGTTAAAGGAAAGTCCGAGCCAGTTAAAATCTATACCATCGAAAAATAGTACTTGACTTCAGGTATGAATTTTGATATAATTACACCTATAACGAAATATAAATTTCAAAGTTTATTAAGGGCATTAACGTAATGGATCCAGAAATACAAAAAAATACAGCAGATATTGCCGCACTGGATACTAGAATGTCCAGTCATGAAGCTATGTGCGAAGAAAGATGGAAAACTTGTTTTAACCGTTTTGATAATATGGATTCATCAGTAGGTCGTATTGAAACTATACTTATAACTTGTGCTGGTGCTATAATAGTAGGAGCCGCCACACTTATATTTACAATGTGGCAGCTACATTAGGAGAAAAAACAATGGAAATGGAATACAGCAAAAAAGACATGAAAGAGTCACCGAAAACTAAAACAAATAAAGAAGGTGTGTACAAAAACGGAAAACTATACTCTTTTCTAGATAAAAAAGGAGAGGAGCTTAGTTACGAAGACGAGAAAAATGCAAAAATAGCATACGAGAGGATACATGGCTAATCAAAAAGAACAAAAAGAAGTTGAAACTAAAGAGATTCCTGAGCTAAGTAAAAGAGAAAAAATACTTATAGCTAGGAAAAAGCAACTTCAAAGACAAAGAAGGAACAAACTACCTAATTCTTTAAAATAATGGAAAAAATCCATGTTTTAAGATTGGATATTTGTCATGCATGCCCAAAGTATAACAAATTTTGGAAAACTTGTGCGGTATGTATGTGTTTTATGCCTATAAAGACGAGAGTCAAACAGGCAAAGTGTCCTGACGGACGATGGAGTTAACTATGCCAAAAGGTAAAGGAACTTACGGTTCAAAAGTTGGAAGACCAAAGAAAAAAAGAAAAGGCGGAAAGAAGAAAAAGTCTATGGGTGGCGGATTAACCGCAGCTCAAAAGAAACTTCCTAAAGCTTTACAACAAGCTATTCTTAAAAGAAAGAAGAAGGGTAAAAAGTAGCGTGGCAAGACGGAGAAAAAGTAGAACTACTCGAAGAAAGAGAAATGTACCTACTAATTCAAAATTGTACGCAAGGGTAAAAGCCGCTACCAAAAGAAAGTTTGCAGTATATCCTAGTGCCTATGCAAATGCATGGCTAGTTAGAGAGTACAAAAAACGAGGTGGGAGATATAGACGTGCCTAGAGTAATGAAAGCTAGAAGAAGCAATGGTGGATTAACCAGATGGTTCAGCGAGAAATGGGTAGATATATCTAGACCAAAGAAAGGTGGCGGTTACCAAACTTGTGGCAGAAAGAAAGCTAAAAAAGGCAGCAAAGGATATCCTAAGTGTGTTCCAGCTTCTAAAGCCGCACGTATGACAAAAGCACAAAAAAGATCAGCTATTCGCAGAAAGCGAGCAGTTAAACAGGGAGTAGGTGGAAAGCCTACTATGGTAAGAACAATCGCAAAAAGAAAGCGAAAAACAAGTAGAAGGAAAAGATAATGTTAGACTACATTAAATTAAAGTGGACACAATTTTTAAATATCATTACAGGTAAAGATAAAAATTGGGACGGTCAGGTTGATATTAAAGACAAAATGATCGAAGCTGAAAATAAAACAAACAGCTAAGCAAGGCCAAGGCCTTAAATAGGGCTAGTATGAAACGAGACGAGAGATTCGTTAATGACCTCAAAAACTTATCTAAGCTTTTAGATGGAGTTGTAATTAAGACCTACGACAAAATTGAAGAGAATAGAAAAATAAGAAAGCTGTTGAACCTTCCAAAAACAGTTCACAATAAAACTAGATTGACTAATTATTTAGACAAGAAAGCGTCTCATATTTGATACGCTAAGATATATAGGAGAAGAAAATGGCACGAACAGGATCATTTTTAAGCGGACCTACTGGAGTACACTCTACTCAAAAGATTCGCAAACATAGACTCAATAGAGGAGTCACAAGAGATATGAATGCAGCAGCTGGAACTACAGTTAATACTAAAAGAGCTGGTAGCATGGAAGCATTCAGATACGCGGCAGCACCAAAATCTATAGGCCCGAGGTTCGGTAAAACGAAAGCACCTAAGAGAGCAAAATTTCCGCGTAGAAGAAGGTAGCGTTTACAATAAAAAACTAGCTTCTAATTGGGTAAAAATTTTAGTTATGTCGGGCATAGCTGAAGGAAAGAAAAAGAAGCAAAAAAGGAAAAAGAAAAATGGCAATACCACAAATTGATTTAAAACTAGTCTGGCTAGACGAAGCCTATATGGCTAGTAACTCTGTAATTGACACCCTTCAAGAAAAAGAGGAAGCAGGCAGACTTATTACTAAAAGTGATGCAGAGTTTGCAAAAATTTGTGGTGCATACTTGTACCTTTTCAAGTTAGCCAAAGAGAGTAGATTACTCGAACAAAACGATATATTAAACAAAACTGAGACAATTCATTGAGTATAGAAATTTCACGAGCTGACGTAGAGTCAGAATACTTAATGGAGTTTGATCCTAATTCTAGGTTCATCAAACTTCCAATATCGGGGTACATGGAATTATTAGGCATTGAGCCTAATACTAGCCAGCGTGCCATTATTAACGCAATAAATAATCCAAAGTATAGATTTGTAACCGCTGCTGTCTCACGTAGACAGGGTAAAACTTATATTTCTAATATTATAGGACAGCTGACATGTCTAGTACCTGACAGCCATGTGTTGCTAATGTCTCCTAACTATTCACTATCTCAAATATCGTTTGATTTACAAAGAAATTTAATCAAACACTTTGATTTAGAAGTACTTCGTGATAACGCAAAAGACAAGGTTATAGAACTAAGTAATAATTCTACTATAAGAATGGGTTCTATAAACCAAGTAGACTCAGTAGTTGGTAGATCGTATGATTTAATAATTTTTGATGAAGCGGCGTTGACAGACGGCCGAGATGCCTTCAATGTCGCGCTTCGTCCTACTTTAGATAAAGACAACTCAAAAGCAATCTTTATCTCTACACCTCGTGGTCGAAACAATTATTTTGCAGAGTTTTACTACAGAGGGTACAACAATGAGTTCCCAGAGTGGTGCGCTATCAAAGCCACCTATCACGAGAATCCTCGTGTTTCCGAAGACGATATTAAAGAAGCAAAGAAAACCATGTCTGAAGCAGAATTTTCGCAAGAATACATGGCAGACTTTAATGTTTATGAAGGACAAATCTGGACATTTAATTATGAACAATGTACTATGGCATTAGATCAGTTTGATACATCTAAGATGGATGTTTTTGCAGGTCTTGATGTCGGGTACAAAGATCCAACAGCATTTTGTGTAATTGCATATGACTGGGACGAGAAAAAATATTATGTACTAGATGAATATCTAGACTCAGAAAGAACAACAGAACAACACGCTGTGCAAATACGAAAGTTAGTAGAAAAATGGGATATCGATTATATTTATATTGATTCCGCTGCTCAACAAACAAGATACGACTTTGCACAAAATTATGATATTACTACTATAAACGCTAAGAAGTCTGTATTAGACGGAATTGGACATGTAGCAGGGATTGTAGACAATGATACTCTTCTTGTAGATCAAAAATGTCAGCAGGTAATATCAGCTTTAGACCAATATCAGTGGGATCCAAACCCTAATTTAATGAAAGAAAGACCTAAACATGATGGAGCATCGCATATGGCGGATGCCTTAAGATATGCACTTTATACATTCGAAACTACAGCCACCTCATTCTAATAACACCTGTCAAAAATTGTTCTTGACTTTTGGTGTGCAGATGGGGTATAATTCATATTAAGAGTTAGATATGAAATTTAAGAGAGATTTAGTTAAATACGTACGAGACAAAGCTAAATCACAGTACAACAAAGGAAGCGAATGTCATATCTGCGGTAAAACCGAAGAATTAGATTTTCATCATTACTACGGACTGACCGAACTACTAGAAACTTGGCTAAACACTAATAATATAAACATTGAAAAAGAACAAGATATACTAGAGATTCGTGAACAGTTTATAGATGAAAACCGTGAGAAAGTGTACACTAAAACGGTAACTCTCTGCCATCAGCACCATTTACGACTTCACTCTATATATGGAAAAAGACCCAGATTGATACACGCAGAGAAACAGGAAAGATGGGTAGAGAAAATGAGAAGTAAAAACTATGGCATGGTATGATTTTATAACTGGCAGAAATGCAGAAGCGGAGGAAGAAAAACTGAATCCGTCTCAATATGTAATCTCTCGTAATGAGGGATTGACTGTTGACACGCGTGAAATTGTTACTAATTATAAACATGCTTATGAGCAACTAGAGGTTGTAAATAGATCAGTAAACATGATTGTTGATGATGTTTCTGAAATTCCATTCGCAGTAGGAGAAAAAAGAAACGGTACTAATGATATAGTAAAAAACGTTAGAAAAACTAAAGTTAATTTACTACTAAATGTTGAGCCAAATCCATTTCAAGACGTAAGTTCATTTAAAAGAAATCTGATAATTGATTTACTAATTGATGGTAATATATTTATATATTTTGATGGTGCTCATTTATATCACCTACCAGCAGACAAAGTTACAATTCATACTGATGATAATACTTATATATCAAAGTATGAATTTGAAAACACTATTGATTATAGTGTCAATGAGATTATTCATATTAAAGAGAATAGTTTCAACTCAATTTATAGAGGTGTTCCTAGATTAAAACCAGCATTTAGAACAATGCAACTACTAGGAAACATGAGAAAATTTCAGGATAACTTCTTCAAAAACGGAGCAGTTCCAGGACTAGTATTAAAAAGTCCTAACACTCTTTCTGAAAAAATTAAAGAAAGAATGTTACAAGCATGGAGTATGAGGTATAACCCGACTTCAGGCGGAAGAAGACCACTTATTCTCGATGGAGGATTAGAGGTAGATAGCCTGACAAAAGTTAATTTTAAAGAATTAGACTTTCAAGAATCAATAAAAGCGAATGAGCGTGTTATTCTTGAAGCTATGGGCATACCACCAATCTTATTAGATGGTGGAAATAATGCAAACATTAGACCAAACCATAGGCTATATTATTTAGAGACTGTATTACCTATAGTCCGAAAAATATCTTATGCGTTTGAAAGGTATTTTGGTTTTGAACTTAATGAAGATGTAACAGGTATTCCTGCTTTGCAACCTGAATTAAGAGACCAAGCCGCTTACTACGCTACACTTGTAAATACAGGAATATTAAGTGCAAATGAAGCTAGAGAGGCTATGGGCAAAGAACCAATCAATGGATTTGATGAACCTCGCGTTCCTGTAAATTTAGCGGGCTCAGCAGTAAATCCAGAGCAAGGGGGACGACCAGAAGAGAGTCCTTCTATAGAGGAATAATATGACTAAAAATATGATG